CATTTGTCGGTATTTCCTTACAACTGGTGGTTGAATAAGTTTGCAGAATACAATGTGCTTTGGGCTGACTACAATTCACAAAACGCATATTTTTACCTTACAAAGGAGCATTAAATGGCTATCCCTTCACGAGTTCTGGCATCAGGTAATTCCCCGCTTGCAACCACAAGCATTTGCGGCGATGGCGCTACCGCGCTTGTAGCTACTGGTTCCACGATTGCAGACGCTTTGCAACTGTCGGCTGTATTTAACGCAATTACAACCAGCTCCGCATCAACCGGCGTTATTTTGCCGCCCACTGAAGCAGGCGCAATGATTGGCATCCGTAACGATTCGGGACAGACGATTACCGTTTATCCAAAATCGGGATCAACAATTAATGCTGGCGCTTCTACCTTGTCGGTTGCAACGGCAAAAACGGTAATTTTGTTTGCCACTAGCGCAACGACTTGGGCATCTGTATTGACTGCTTAATATGACAATCCCATCGCGGGTTCTTGGGGCCGGTGCGTCATCATTGATGACTGTTGCCATCTGTGGCGACGGTGTAGATGGTTTGACTGCAACCGGTTCCACCCGCGCTGATGCGTTGCAACTGAATAAGATTTACAACTCGGTTGATACGGCAGCGGCAGGAACGGGCGTTTTGTTGCCTCCAACACAAATGGGGGCAACGATTTACATTGCCAATTCCGGAGCGCACACAGTCAAGGTTTATCCATACGAAACCGCTACAACGGTGAATCAAACTACATCGGCATCTATTCCAAAAGATCACACAAGCATACTTTTTGCGGTAACGAATGCAATGTGGTACAGCATCAACGGAACTAAAACTTAATCCCCACAGGAGAAAACAAATGGCACTTGATACCGATATTAACAACGCAGATTCGCATCTTCATGTTGAATTTTATGAGCATGAAAAAGCGCCGTATAAAGGGGTGCCGTTTGTTCGTATTATGATTCCTGGTGATAAAACTACTGAAATTGACCAGCCAGTGCGTGAAGATCACAAACAAAGATTTCCGCGTCAATGGCTGTATTTTCAAATGCAAAACAACGATGGTTCAATAATTGGAACCCCACTTGCTGAATGGTGCAAAGCAGCGCCGGAAGATTTTAACGAAAATCAAATGGCTGAATTGCAAATTGTTAAGTTTCAAACCGTAGAGCAACTTGCAACAGCGTCTGATTCCCAAATTCAAAAAGTTGGTATGGGTGCTTCTGGCTTGCGTGAACGTGCCAGAGTATTTTTGAATAGTAAAAATCAAGATAAAAACAGCACAGAACTAGATAAAACTCGGCTTGAATTAAACGAACTTAAAGAACAAATGGCAATGCTCATGGAGCAGCGCAAACTGGGTCGCCCACGAAAAGAGGCATAAATGTCCTACACGATGCTGCAACTCGTCCAGCAAGTAACTAACGAGCTGGGCGTTTCAACGCCGACGTATGTAGCCACAAACACGAATCAGGACGTAATCCAGATTCTTGCGCTAATGAATGCAAGCGGCTATGAGTTGCTCCGCAAGCATCCGTGGCAGGCAATGACCAAACAAAAGCAGTTCTATACTGAATTTTTGACTACAACTGGCGATTGGACAACCGCTAGTCGGGTTATTACCAACATTCCAAGCACTGCCGGATTGGATACCACTTTTCAAGCTATAGGTTCTGGCATTAACCAGAACTGTTTTATTGCCAGCGTTGATTCAGGAACGCAAGTAACCATGAACGCAGACTTTAGCGCTGCTGGCGGCACTTCTGCGACGGTCTATTTTCAAAAAATGCGCTACGACTTGCCTACTGATTACGAGGCTTTGATTCCTCGCACAATGTGGGACAAATCAAAACATTGGGAAATGTTGGGGCCAGAGGACGCGCAACAATGGGAATGGTTGTTGTCTGGGTATATATCAACAGGCCCGCGTGTACGGTGGCGTTTGTTCGGCGATTATTTCCAGATATGGCCCGGATTTTCCAACGCCGAATATCTTGGGTTTGAATACCGCAGCAATGGGTGGGCAAATGCTGCCAATGGGGATGTGAAATTATCATTCACCGCTGACACAGACACGACCATCTACCCCTCGCGCTTAATGGTACTTAATACAAAACTAAAGTATTTTGAAGCTAAAGGTTTTGACACTACGGCGATGTATCGTAATTATTTGGAGGAATACGAAGCCGCTTTAGCTTTGGATATGTCTAGCGCCAACTTGTCATTTGCTCCGCGTCCAGGCACCGTTCTGATCGGTTACGACAACATTCCGGATTCAGGTTACGGCAACTGACATGGCCCGCCCTAACCAAATGGTTCAACGAACGGCTGCGAATGTGCAGTCAATACCAGCACCTGTAGGTGGTTGGAATGCTCGAGATTCCCTTGCCAACATGGAGCCGATGGACGCGGTAACGCTAATTAATTATTTTCCCACTGTCAGCAATTGCGTTTTGCGTGGTGGTTATAGCAAGTGGGCGACGGGTTTCACAGGGCAAGCGCAAAGTTTGTTTTCTTATTCAGGAGGCGCAACTAACAAACTATTTGCAGTCGTTGGGACACCTGCGCTATCAATATACGATGTAACCGCAGGCGGGGCTGTAGGCGCTGCGGTTGTCAGTGGGTTGACTAACGCTATTTGGGAATATACAAACGTTGCCACAACGGGCGGGAATTACCTGTACGCGGTCAATGGCGTAGATAAACCCAGACTTTACGATGGAACAACTTGGACTGCGATAGATGCAGCGTCAACACCCGCAATCACAGGAGTCACAACAACTACGTTAGAAAACGTGACTCTGTTTAAAAACCGGCTTTGGTTCATTCAAAAAAACACGTTGAAGGCGTGGTATCTACCGACAAGCGCAGTTGGTGGTGCGGCTCAATCCCTTGATCTAAGCTCAATTGCTCGGTTTGGTGGGCATTTGGTAGATTTGGACACATGGACAATTGATGCTGGTTATGGGGTGGATGACAACCTCGCCTTTATAACGAGCAATGGCGAGGTTATTGTTTATCGGGGAACTGACCCTGCTAGCGATGCTACTTGGGCCTTGGCGGGTGTGTGGAAGCTCGGCAGCCCTATTTCTAAACGGGCCATGCTCAAGTATGGCGGCGATTTGCTTATTTTGACCTACGACGGTTTGATGCCAATGGCGCAAAGCCTGCAATCGTCAAGGCTTGATCCCCGAGTGGCGCTGTCAAATAAAATTCAAGGTGCAATTACAGCAGCTACAGCATCATACGGGGGATCACATGCGGCAGTTGGTTGGCAGGTTTTTTACAATGCCAAGCGAAACGCAGTTTGGATAAATGTCCCGGTATTAGAGGGGTCGCAACAACAACAGTATGTAATGAACACCATTACTACAAGCTGGTGCCAGTTCATAGGATGGGAAGCTAACGTCTGGGAAACTTACGACGACGATCCTTATTTTGGCGGTAATGGGTTTGTAGGTAAAGCCTGGGATTCTACTTACGCAGATAACAACACAAACATTTCTGCAAATGTGCTGCAAGCGTTTAATTATTTAGGATCGCGTGGAGTTAAAAAATACTTCACCCGCGCCAGACCAAGCATATTTACAAATGGGAACCCTGCAATTTCTGTTGGTATTAACGTAGATTTTGATATTCAAAACAACGCAACGCCATTGTCTTATTCTGCAAGTGCAATGGGTTTGTGGGATGCAGGTTTATGGGATGCGGCAGTGTGGGGCGATGATCTGCAAATTACAAACAACTGGCAAGGGGTTACGGGTTTGGGGTATTGCGGCGCAGTATTGTTGACTAGCGCAAGCACAGGTTTAGAAATTGAATGGGCATCTACTGACGTTGTGTATCAAAGCGGATGGGCTGGAATATAACCAGCGGAGCGATTGTTGGTCATTGGGTCGCAAAGCGCATCCGGGGTGGGTATTGTGCGGAAAGATCAAATGCGCTTGGATTGGAAAAAAACGGCGAGTTAGTGGCAGGGGTAATTTATGAGAACTGGAATCACAAGAGTATCTGGTGCCACATTGCAATAGATGGGCGATTAACACCTCGGTATCTGGCAGCAATATTTGATTATCCGTTTAATATTTGCCAAGTAGAAAAGATTATTGTTCCAGTTGGGAGCGACAACGATGAAAGCGTCCGGCTGGTGAAGAAAATGGGATTTGCGGAAGAAGGGCGAATTAAAGACGCAAGGCCCGAAGGTGACTTAATTTTATTTACACTGTCACGCAATGCGTGTCGGTTTATTGGAGAAAAACATGGGCAAAGACTCACCATCGCCACCGGCGGCACCTGATTACGCGGGTGCGGCTCAAGCGCAGGGCGCGGCTAACGTTGACACTGCCCGACTTCAAGGAAAAATAAGCAATCCCAATATTATTGGGCCTTTGGGCAGTCAAACAGTTACTTTTGGGCAGCCTACTTTTGACCAAGCTGGTTACGACGCGGCTATGGCTAATTATTCGGGCCAGCCGCAACGAGGTGCTGCTCCGTTACAGAGCGCATTTACTACCCCCGGCGATGAAGATAATGCCGCAACTTTTGACCAAACTGGTTTTCAACAGGCATTAAATAATTGGGCTAATTCTGGCGTTGGTGGGAATGCGCCTACGCGGGAACAATTCACATCAACCGTCAATGCTGACCAACCGACCGTAACGCAAACCCTGACACCAAACGCACAAGCCACTTTAGACGCTCAACAACGCGTCCAGAGGGCTTTAGCAGGATTGGGTGAGCAGGGCATAGCAACTGCCAGCAATGCGCTAGGAACGGCTTTTAACCCCAATTTGCAGGGGGTTCAAACAAGCCTTGGCAATGCGGGGCAAATTGCACAAACGCCTGATCTCAGCCAATACGGTCGGGCAGGTGGAAACCTGAATGCAGGGCAAATATTGCAAGCGCCAGAACTCAGCAACTATGGCATGGCGGGCGCAAACGTAAACGCGCAAAGAGTGAATGCCGGGCCGCAAGCAGGTCAATATGGTATGGCTCGAGGAGGGCCACAAGGTGGTCAATATGGGTATGCAGGAGGGGGGCCACAAGCTGGACTGTATGGAACGGCACAAGGCGGTGTTGGTGGGCCAAATTTAAGTAATTTTAACCCTGCTTCTGCGGGCAATATCTCAAACGCGCCTAGTGCAGGGCAATACGGAATGGCTGGTGCTAATGTCCAATCCGGCACCATTAACCAAGGCCCGCAAGCTTTAGATTTTGGAGTTGCACAAGGTAATGTTGCCGCGCCACAACTGCAAAATCAAATAGACACAACGGGCGTTGGCAACGTCAATTATGGCCCGCAAACAGATCAATATGGTTTGGCTCGAGGGGCGCTAAATACCCAAAATGTTGCTGCTATGCCGGTTAATGCCGGAATGACAGGTCAACAAGCAATTTTGAGCCGCCTGGCTCCGCAACTTGAACGCGCAGATGCGGCAACACGGCAAAGGCTTATCAATCAAGGGTTGGTGCCTGGTGGCGAAGCGTACGAAAACGCAATGATTAGTCAAAACCAGCAAAAAAACGATTTGCTGACTCAAGCTGCGCTGCAAGGTATTGGTTTAGACACTGCGGCAAACGCGCAAGGATTTGGTCAAGCATTGCAGGCGGGGCAATTTGGCAATCAAGCGGTAGGACAAAATTTTAGCCAAGCGCAAGCTGCACAAGCGGGACAAAATGCCGCGCAAAATCAAGCATTCAACCAAAGAACGCAAGCAGGGCAATTCGGCAATCAAGCACAACTTGCTAGTTTTGGCGCAGGAATGCAAAACGCTGGGCTTTTCAACAGCGCATTAAACCAAAACTTAAACACCGCTTTGTCAACTCAACAAGCGCAAAACGCGGCCCAACAACAAGGATACGCACAGCAATTTGGATTAGCGGGATTGCAAAATCAGGCAATTGGGCAAAACTTTGGACAAGGAATTACGGCACAAAATGCTCAAAATGCTGCACAACAGCAACAATACAATCAATTGTTCCAAGGCAACCAAGCAAACAATGCAACACAACTTTCTCAATTTAATGCGAATTTAGCCAATCAACAAGCAGCAAATGCGGCTATCACGCAGAATTTTGGGCAAGGCGTTACTGCTCAACAACTTCAAAATGCCGGAATTGCACAAAATTTTGGGCAGGGCCAGGCTGCAAATGTTGCGGGAAATCAAGCAATACAACAAAATTTTGGGCAAAGTTTGGCTGCACAACAAGCGCAAAATGCCGCTTCACAACAGCTTTACAACCAGTATATGGGCGTGCAGGGATTGCAGAATCAAGCTGTAGGGCAGAATCAACAAGCCGCATTAGCACAACAACAAGCCGCACTTGCTGCACAACAACAGGGTTTTGGTCAACAAGTCACTGGGCAACAATTAAGCAATCAAGCTCTCTCGCAGAACCAGAACATTGCATTGCAACAACAGCAAGCAGCGTTAGCCGCGCAGAATCAGCAATTTAATCAAAACATGCAAGCCGCACAATTTGGCAACACTGCACAGCAACAAAGTTTGCAACAACAGTTGGCGCTGCGTAATCAACCCTTGAATGAAATCGCCGGACTGATGGGCGGGTCGCAAATTCAAATGCCGCAGTTCCAAGGCTATCAGGGCGCTAACGTAGCACCGGCTCCGATCTTTGCAGGGGCGCAGGCTCAAAACGCCGCAAATATGCAAAGCTACGGGATAGAGTCGGCAAACGTAAATGCTCAAAATGCGGGGCTTTACAGTTTGCTTGGTTCAGGCGCTCAAGCCTACGGCTTGTCAAGGAGATAATAATGGCTGACGTAAATTTTAACGTTTTAAATCCTTACCAGACGCAGCTTGACGAGCTTACGCGCAGGCAAAAAATGGCTGAAATGATGCAGCAGCAAGCCTTTCAGCCTACAGAACGGTTTAGCTATGGCGGCATTGAAGCTAGAACATCTCCCCTTTCAGGGCTTGCCAAGGCTTTGCAGATGTACATGGGCGCAAGTTCGCAAAAAGATATTGCGGACGAGCGCAAGGCTTTAGGGGAAAAGTACCAAAAAGAAGGAATGGAAGATATTACAAAATATGCACAAATGGCAAGCGCACCTGCTGTTGCGGCTGTTCAAGGGCAAAATGCATATCAACCGGAAACAGCAGATTTTGAAGATCGTTTTGCAACGGGCGCACCTGATTTAAAATTAAACCAAGAAGGCATGGTTCCTGCGGTTGCGCCTGTGGAAGCAAGGATGCGCGGTCAAATTGATCCGTCAATGATTGGGCAATTTAAAACGCCAGAAATGCAAAGAATGGCGCTTGCTGAAATGCTGAAACAAGGCGAAGCGCCTGCTGCGTTTAATCTTGGCGAAGGCGAAGTAAGGTATCAATCACCAACACGCGGAGCAGCGCCAGTTGCTATTGCAAGAGGTGGAGCAAAACCATTGCCTTCTCCGTTTGCTGCAATTAACCCGCAAGACTTTACGCAAAGCAGTCTCACCGCAGCAATGAATGCAGACGGGACAGTAGATAGAACTAAACTTGTGCCAATTACACAGCCAAGAACCGGGCCACTCGGCGTTTATGACGAATACGTAAAACAAGAAAAAGACGCGGGAAGGGTTCCCAAAACTATTGAACAATTTGAAACAGCACAAAAAATTGCCGGTAGAACGCCTGCTGCTCCGCGTGAGAGAACTGTTTTT